CCAGCTCCGCGTAGGTGTGCGCGTCCTCCAGCTCGTCCTCAATATGCTCCATCAGCAGTTTGATTTCTTTCATCTGATGCCCTCCTGAATGTACGCATACAGCGTATCAATGTCCTGTTTCCCCAGCTTGAGCGTAAGCCCGATTCCGGGGATTTTCACGGGCAGCGCCTCTGCCCCCATGTATGGCTTTGCGGCGTTGTACAGGGCGTCAACATCCACCGTGCCATGCTCCATATCGTAAACGCCCAGCGCCTTTACCATGGGGTGATCTGCGTACTGGGCAATAATCTTCGGGAAATTTGCGGCAAGCAGCCCCCCAGCCCCGGCAACCAGAACTCTGTCCCAGCCGGAAAGACTTGGGGCAATGCTGCGCCTTGCGCCAAGCGGGGAATGCTGACGGCGCTGATTGCAGGAATATTAAAGCCGATTGTGCCGCCGCCAAGCCAGTCCGGTGCTTTAATCTGAATCTTGTTCAGCTGGCGAATCATCCAGTTTATGCCGCCGATGATGAGATTTATCGCGCCCTCCAGGATTGCCACAATTCTGTTCCAGATGCCCCTGAAAATCTCCTTGACACCCTCCCAAGCCCTATTCCAGTCTCCTGTGAACACACCAGAGATAAATGTGATAAATCCGCTCAGGATTTGCTTTGCAGTGTTGTAAAGGTCAGCGGCCAGTTTCCCGTATGTCTCAAAGATTGCGGCTAATTCCGGATTTTTCCCGCGCAGCCACTCGATGAACATATTCCATGCGTCCCTGATTGAATCAATGACAGCGTTCCATGTATTTTTAAGGCCGTCCCATATCTGCTTTAATCCTTCGGCAGTCATCTCCATATCCCCGGAAAAAACGCCTTTGAAAAATTTACCGAATCCGTCGATAGTCTCCTTTAACCCGTTAATTAGTTCCTCACCATGCCCGGTAAAGGAAACCAGTGCTATAAGCGCGGCGGCAATACCGGCAATCAACAAAGGAATCCAGTTGCCGGTTAACAGGCCAATTCCAAGCCCAGCTGCCAGCAGTCCGGCAATGATAGTTAACGTGTTTTCAAGGGTAAATCCGTTTTCAATGACATCCTTTATTCCAACAACCAGCATTGCAAGGCCGCCTATTACAAGCGCTATGCCTGCGGCGGTAGACCCGAACGCAATGGCAAGACCTCCGGCTAGAGCGGCGGCACCAGCGAGCATACCGAGGAAGTTTTGCATATCAATGCCGTTGTTCCATGCGTCAAGCCAGAAATAAACCAGTGCGAACGCGCCTGCGGCAGCAAGCGCAATACCTCCGATCATGCTCAGACTATCGGTAAACAGGCTTGCAATTTTCCACGCCAGAAGGCCGGTTGCTATAGCTCCAACAAGTCCGAGAATGGTGTTTAACTCGTCCTCTGTATCATCAAATCCGGAAAAATCGGGTGCTATCGTGCCAGAGCCTCCTCCGCCGCCGGACGTATCTTCGGTCAGCTGGTTGATCTCGTCAAATCCGAGCAGTTGCTTTTTTGCCTCTTTTGCAGCCGCTCCCGTTCCGTTAAGCGCGGATGTTTGCTTATTTAATGCCTCTGCTGCCGCTCTCGACGATTCTACGGTCTTTCCCGTCAGCACTGCAAACACGCTTGCGATTTTGTTAATTATTGCGGCAAGGATGTTGACGAACTTCGTAAACGCTGGTATGATGATATTTACCAAATGGTATCGATGTCCTGCTCCTTAAAGCCGGAAATGGTCTTTTGCGCCTCACTCAGCTGGCTCTTGATGGTGTCATAGTCAGCAAAAGGCTTCTTAGCCGCTTCGATATCCCGACCATTCTCTGCCATGATCTCGTCAATGATCTCCTTGCTAAGGGGCTGGTCTCCTACCTTGAAATTCTGCAAAAACTCACGCTTCATATACTTCCTTTCTCAGCTATGCTTTGTTATATGGGGGTTGCGTCCCCTGCTGTCGGCTTGTTTTACGCCTGCCACGGCAAAAATGGTATGAAAAAAGCAACCGTTCGGGAATTCAGAACAGTTGCTTCAATCAACTTGATTGTAATGGCACTTTCCATCGTGCCATGCGCCGCATAATTCCTTTTTGCACTCCACAAACTCGGCGGTGTTGTGTTCTATCGTCTGTTGAAGTGTTTGGTAGTTGTCATCGTTATACTCATACGTTGTCTGCTGAACCAGATGCCGGTTAACTGCATAGGGACAGTACATCATGCCCGTTCGCTCCTTTCGCACGAGAAAAGAGAGCCATGTTTCCATAGCTCTCTCGGCTTATCCGTATATTGCTTTTCTAAGGGTTCCCGACGCGTCATCCTCGACAATTTCAAGCCTTCCGCCGGGGTGGTTTGGGTTTGCAATCGGGCGAGGGTTGTGCGGGTCGTAGAGATAGTCTTCATCGCTGTCATCAACAATTTGAAGTGCGCCAGAATCGGCGGCGCAGGAAAGAACCTCATATTCCTTCCCGTCCGACAAACCATCAATTCCAAAGCTCTTACCTATGTATCGAACACGCATATATTACTTCGCCCCTTTCAGTTTAATTTCATCAAGCGGAACACCCTTGGTATTCTCGTACCAGTGTACCGCATAGTGATGGCTCTTTGCATATACCGTCCCGGATTTCTTCTTCCAGCCGCTTGCGTCCCCATAGTCAGGGTATGTAGCATACAGGCGCTTCAAATCCCGAATTGGTGTGCTTGTCCCGTCACCGGCCATTGTGTACACCTCAACCGCCGTAGCGCCCTTTGGTACAACTCCTTGGATTTTGGGAAGATTTACAGTCACAGTATGAGGAACCGCGGTATCTGCTTCCTGCAACTTTTTCGGCAATCCGGATTCCGCCTTGATTGTAGCATCGTTGTTGATAAATTGCAAGTTTTTCTCATTGCTTTTTGCCGCCTTTTCCGCTTCTCTGGCCTGTTTTGCGCCAAACCCGGGCATTTCCATGCGCTCATGCTGCATCCGCAGTCCTGCCGCTTCGGAAAAGCGCTTATATTCCTGATTCAGAACCTGGTATTTGATCTGATCGCGCTGTAAGTTCTCTTTGTCCCCCGTGGCCTCATCAACCAAAATCCTGCGTTTCTGCTTCCGGATGGCGGATTCAAGCCGCCGCTGACGCTGGGTAGCCTCATACGTGGTGTAGTGCTTCCCGTCGTAGTCAATGCCTTTTTCGTTATCTTTCCTGAATTTGTCCAGTTGCTCCGGCGTGTATTGCGGAGAATCAACACCCAGAATAATCGGGAAAGCCGCATGGCCGCAGTTCAGCGTACCGATACGCCGCACAAGGGAGTTATTCAGTTTCTCGTATTCTGCGTCACTGTACTGCCTGCCCTGAATCGGCTCATGGTCAGGGGCGCTGGCCGCGTGAGCGGATATCTCCCAGCCGTCACAGCCGAAATCATCGTGGTTCTGCTGGCTGATCTGCTCCTGCATCAGTCCCAAGCCGCCCATGACGCTACGCCGGACAGCGGCTTCCATGGAGGTATGAACGCCGGATTCATAGTCGATTGTGACAATTCCCTTTTCTGCCAGATTCCGGGTAGCTTCCCGGATGGCGGAGGCATAATCCTGCGCCCCCGTCGAAACCTTCGTAAAGGCGAAATCGCAAGCCTGTCTGTAAGCGTCTGTAAGCCCCACAGCCTTGTCATTCGGCATGACAGCACCCATTGTCTGGGTGATATTGTCCAGCTCAGAATCGGCCAGCTGCGCCGCCGCAGACACAATCTGCTGCAAGACCTCATTACTGCGGAATGGCGCCGCCTGTACTTAGGGGTGTTTCCGGATGTCATAACTGTATCCGGTTTCCCCGGCCTGTTCTATCAGCCGCCGAAGCTCCCGGTGGGATACTTTCAGCCGCTTTCGAAGCCCCTTTTTTAACTGCCGCTGAGAAATCCCCAACTGTTGAAGTCTCCATGTCTGATAGGCCGCCGTGCTGGTGAATTGGCCAACTTCCGCAATTCGCCTGGCAATATCCTCAATCAGAAACTCCGTCACCGGTTCAATGAGCTGCCGTGCCTTATCCCCAAGGGCTTCAATCTGGTCAGCGGTCAGCACAGTTATTCACCGTCCTCTACGACTTCCGGCATGTACTTCTTCCGAATTTTCGCTAACTGTGCTTCCGTATCCCGGGGCATGTTGAATTTCCACCCGAGTGCAATCTCAGGTTTCAGCAGCCCCGCCGCAACCATGTCCTTGTAGTCAGCCCAGGTCTTTTCCTCGTCGAACAGAACGCCGTTGCCCCAATCCACGACAATGGAATCATCTTCCACGTCGTGGGCACCGGGTATGCGGTACATCCGCCCCAGAACGCCGCACAGTCTGACGGCCTCCCGCAGTGCGCTTTCCCACATCTGCTGGAAGTCGATAATCGTCAGGTTGTAGTCACCCTCAGAGGACGTTACCTCGGTAGCCGTTCTTTCTGCGGCCTCCACCTCGGACAGCAGCCCGCGCTTTAAGCCTATCACGTTCTCCACATTCCGGAGATATTCCGTTTTTCTGGCAAGATACGACTGTTCCCGCAGAGCCGGGGAAAAAATAGTGATAAAGCTATAATATTAAATTCCATCTCCTGTTTTTCGTTTTCTTCCTCCTTTCGGTGCAAACCTTCCCAGGCGGGCAAGGCCGCTTTCCGCCATGGACGAATATGTAATTGCAGCACCGGCTGCCTTCGTAGTATCCGAAGAAATACCGGCACCCGACGCAGTACTTCCTGCTATCCTTGTATTCCATGTTGCCCCTAGAGAACAGGCAGGCTCCCAATCCCGCCGAGCATCCCGGTTTCTTGGCATATCATAAGCAACTTTGTCTGCGCCGTCATCCGAATTTCAGCCGGTGCCCGTTCCGCTGCCGTGTGCAAGACGGAAATACACTCAATCCCCTTTCCCTTGTCCACAGACAGCACATAGGACGTCGCAGATACCGCAGAAGCGAACCACTCCGGAACGTTGCCGTATGCGTATTTTGCAAGCATCCTCCGGAGAACCTTTTCCGGGTCAGATTCTTCCTGCTCGATGGTGGTTATCTCCCATTCCCCGGACTTGGCGACCTCTTTCACTGTTTCGGTCAATTTTTTTGCAAGCATCTCGCGTGCAGTCTTCATGAGCAACGCATCATCAAATTTGAAATCCTGTTCTGCCATTATTCATGTACCTCCAATTCCTTATTTTTCCTACTGCTAATTCTTACGATATCGGCAATGTAAGCCCGCTTGAAGAACCGTTCGTACACCGTCATAATCATCACGAAAGACAGCACCGTAACCAGCAGTCCGCCAATCAGCGTCACCGCCCACAGAGGAATGGATTCAAAGAATCCGCAGTCCTCTACGGCAGTGATGATTTCCGTGGGCAGAACAGCAGTCTGCACGGAACCAAATCCAGCTGCGGACATGATGGTGGATACCAGCCCCTGGGCAATAGAGAATAGAGCGTTCATCAGCTCTAATCCATGAGTCACCGCCGCTTTTGCCAGAGCAAAGCGAACGAATACCTTGACCGCAACTTCTGGTCGTTTCAGGTCTGCAAAGCTGCCGCAGGTTTTCATCACACCCATGAAAAAGAATAGTACGATCAGTGCCAATCCTATTGCCTGCACAGCACCATGGATGCTAACCATGACATTCCAAATGCTGCCGCCCTTGAACGCCTGGGGCGATTGCGTTACCAGTGTCCAGATTTCCGCCAGCTTTTCATTGTACTTATCATCCGCCAGCCGGAAAAGCTGTTCAAAAGTACAGCTATAGACCATGCTGACCAGAAAATTGAAGCTCACATCGTGGTCGGGAATCAGGGCGAACAACGCCACTTTTTTCTCGCCCAGGGATGCAAGTTCCAGTTCATCCGTACCCGTCAGCGCCGCAACGCTGGCAAGGTTGAACTTTTCCAGTCTCGCCGCCAGAGTGATCTGAATGGACTTCAGGGTCTTGGCAGAGCCGGAATGGTAGTCCTTGTAATACTTCACGGCAATGTGGTCGGGGTTGCGCATTTCCAGCCGTTCAAAAAGCTCGTCCAGCGGGGATTGGTAGGTGTCGTCATCCTCCCGGACTTCCCCGGCTCGCAGCATTTCCATGGCCATGGGGAAATTCTGTTCTTCCTCCGGCGCTTCATAGAGAAGGTAGAAGATGATGGCCGACAGCAGCATGGATGCCGCCGTGTCCCAGAAGGGGTCGTTGGACTGGCTGCCCTTGGGGGTGGTGGCTTTGAACAGGTTGGTCACCAACTTTTGGACATCGTTATCCGTTTGCAGATAGGCAAAGGGATTGAAGCAGTGGCTTTTCTCCATACTGGGCAAATCCAGCACCTTGATTTCATAGCCCCGCATTTTCAGAAAGATGCCCGTCATGCGCAGCAGCTCCCCCTTGCAGTCCAGTACAAAGTAGGAAGAACATGCTTGCAGCAGATTGATCAGCGCATAGAACCGGCTCTTGCCGGAACCACTGCCGCCAACCACCACCGTGTTCAGATTGCGACGGTGCTTCCTGCCATCCAAACCCATGCGGACATGCTTGGTGAACACCTTATTCGCCTCCGGGTTTTTCGCCTGATACTTCTTATTGACGGCAGCAGCGCTGCCCCATTTGGCGGAGCCGTGTTCC